TGACCACCAGAAATTTTATCATCTGGATCAAACATATCTTGACTTGCGTATGTGTGATTAGTTGCTACAAGGCCAATGTTTAATGAACCAAACATATTGACACAGTTACGAACAAGTGCTGTTAGTGCTTTAGGCTTACGACCCATGTCACCTTTAAGGTCACCTGCTTCAAACTGATTTACATCAGTGGGAGTTAGCAACATACCAAGTGAATCAAGCACAAACAAAACTTTAGGACGAGTTTCTTCTGGCATTGCTTTATACTCTGCAACAAATTCTGTAATAGTCTTTGCTACATCATCGATCATTGCCATATTGAGTTTAAGAAGTTTATCTTCTGAAGTATCCACGCCAAGTGCTTTTAGCCAATCTTCATCAAGAGCATTTTCTGAATCAATTAAGATTGGATAGATGCCTTGTGCTTGTGCTGCCTTGATAAGATTGCCCGAACAAATATAAGATTTGCCAGCGCCACTTTCACCTGCAAATACTGTAACTTTACCTAACGGAACACCTTTATGAAAATCTCCGCTGATTAGATAATTTAAAGCATAATTACCTGTTGAGATCCAATCTGTGGGATCATTAAAACCAATACTAAGCCCTTCAATTGATTTAGTAATTGATTTTCTAAATTTTGAAATATCAAATGCTTTTGCCATTATTGATCTAACTCCAAGCTGTTTATTTCTTTAATTAGTGCCAATAACTCGTCCTCTGTATTACACAAAATCTTTTGAGTTTTCCACTCTTCTTTTTTGTTACGGCCACTGATTTCAATCATAAAACCGTTATCGTAGCGATAGAATGTGATACTTTCGCCAACTTTAGATAAATTTATTTTTGCCATTATTGTTTTCCTGTAATCAAAGAGAGTATGGGCGTGAACCCATACTCGTTATTTTATTATTATTGCTTTTGACGGTTACGAATCATGGCAAGAATATCTTGCGCACGACTGTTACCTTCTGCTGAAGAATTTGCAGCATCAGCTACGTTAACACCCTTAACTGGTGCTACTGGTGCTGGTTCTTCTTCGTAGCTTTCTTCTGTTGAAGCAGGTTTGACTGCTTTAGCCACTGGATCTCCAGTAGCACTGCCAATGCCAGCTGGCTTGTAATATTGACTCCAACGAGTTGGATCATATGCTTCGCCGTTAACACTTGCTTCAAACATTTCTTTGATTACTTTGAGTTCGACCTCACCTGGCTTCTTAGGTAAGAAGCTCTTAAGATCAAACAATCCATATTGATCAATTGCTGCTTTTTCTGCATCGCTAAGAGCACGTTCTCTACGGCTATACTTACTAGTAGAATAATCAGCAAAGCCGCCTTTACTGGTTTTAGCAATACGGAAATCTAACCCACGTAGATAATCTGTAGGTGTTTCATTGATTTCTGGATCAATCAAGCCGTTGCGGATGATTTGATAAATTTGAGGACCAATAATAAATCTACGGATTGGATTTTCTGGTACACTATCTTCTTTAAGTGGATCTTCAACAACGAAGCCTTGGAAAATGTATGAACGTTTTTTCCAGTACTTACGACCCATTTCTTCTAGACTCTTGTCCTTAAACCAGCCACGTACTTCTGAAAGAATTGGGCATGTTTCATTTGGACCGTACATCTCCACGCAAGGTACTTGTACTTGAATTTTCTTATTATCAGTTTCGCCTTTGATACCAGCGAACTCTAATTTGATCATAGCACGTTCAACCCAAAAGAAAGTATTTGAGCTGTCGCCGTCTGGAAGTAAGCGAACTACTGCTTCCTTGCCTTCTTGCATGTTCCAATGTGGATAAATTGCGTTGTCGCCACCGCCGGTGGAGTTTCCTGAAGATTTGTTTTGTGCTTCTTGAAGTTTTGCACGAATTTCTGCTAATGATGCCATTTTAATTTGCCTCCTATTATTTTGCCTTAAAATGTATGCCTTACGCACAATATATATTATGCGTTTTTTATTTAGCAATGTCAATAAAAAACAACGTTTTTTTGATTAATTTTGCCAAAAGAAAAGGACTCCGGAGAGTCCTTAACTAGGCGGAAATGATATTATCGCATGCCTGCTAATCTTTTGATACTTTCTAATTCAGGAGTAGCATTTTCGATCGATTCTTGTTCGTTCGGAGATTGGGCTGCTTGTTTGACTGCATCTAAAAGATCTTGCATCTTTAACTTAGGGTTAACTAAAGCTTCAGGAACAATAGTTTGATCAATATATACTAAATCAGCATCGTCAAAATATACAGGTGCATTTTTATCTAACCCTGCTTCTTTACGCAACCACTTGGTAAGTTTTAGCTGGTCGCCAGTTTTTGCATACCATTTAGCGACGTTCCAGCCATGTACACTTCCTTCGACAACTGCCGCTTCTTGTTGGTGCATTCCTGATAATTCTTTAATTCGATCTAAATCTGGATTTACCGATGACTGTTGCTGCGGTGCTAATTTTTCTACTAAACGTCTTGCTAGACTTTCTGCTTGCTCACCAAACTTCTTGCCTACCATAGTACAGACGCCTTCTGGGCCTTTAGGGAATGTGCCTGACTCTTTGTCATAAAATGAATAAATGAATTGTGCTAATTCGTTTACATTTGATTGTTTTTCTTCTAGTCCTTTTGATGTTTCAACGGATTCGTAGCGATCGTAATCATCATAGTCGCCGTCATCGGAACCATTTTCTGAAGCTTCTTCTTCAGCTTTTTCTTGTAGATAATTTTGATTATCGCCATCAAGATCATTAAAATCAATCTTTATTGATTTGCCATTACCAAACGCTGTGATTTCATTAATTTCAACTTCTGGATATTCTGCAGGAGATCCGCCATGATATCCCCAAGTAGCAGGTAGATATTCACCGTGAACACTATAATCAATATCAACATTGATATATTCGATACCTTCTACTGGACTTTCTTCACCGTCTTCAATATAATCTGCGGTTTCTTCTGGAGAAGTAATTGCAGTAATATCTGTATCTCCTAACATAATTTTAGAAATTACAGCCTTACCGTTTTCATCTCTTTCAAAGAAAACTTGTGTTTTTACTTCTAATTCGTAATCTCCCGAACTAGATGCTTCGGCAGTAATATCTTCACGTTGTCCATATGCTACAGCATCTGCATCTGCTGCATCGTTAGCATATTGCATTGGATCTTCTACGTCCTCTTCGTCTTGAAAATCGCCAAAGTCTAATTCTTCTAGTATATCTGGAGCATTTTCTTCTAACCAATTTTTAACAAGACCCCTGACACAAGTATCGGGGTCTTGTTCTGCTGCCTCTTTAATTTGTGCAAATAGTCTTGGATCTTCGATTATGCCTTCTAAACTTTTAATTGCATTTAACCCCTTTTCGCCTGCAGGAAAATGTTGTGTTGTTAGTTCGTTAAGTTCATTGATTGCAATTTTTTTCTCATCTGGATCTTGACTTAAGATTCCACTGTCTTCACCAAGATACGCTACCCAACTTTCAAACTTGGCAAACGGATCAAGTAGATTCGAATCAAAATCTTCTTCTATTTCTAGTTCTTCATTACCTGTCATAGCAACTATGTCGTCATAGCCTATTTTGGACTCTTCCTTCATAAGTCTGTATAAAATTGGAAACACAGACTTAATGTCCTCTTTGAAATTTTTGACAGTGAATTTTTCTGTAAAATCTTCTATAACATCCTGCGGCACTTCTAATGAATCTTGTAATTGAAAATTTGTTTTAAATTGTTCGTAAAATGCTTGCTTTGATAATTTTGAAAGTTCTTCGCGTAGCCTGTTTAATGCATCTGAGCTTTTTTCGTAAATTGAATTTGTATCAGAATTTAAAAGATCGTTTCTTACTACATAGTTTCCAAAGCCTTTAAGTTGAGCAATTTGCTCACTCATTCCTACAATATGCTTGCCAATTTCATCGTACGGCACTCCGCCGTTAGCCACATGACGTTGCATAGCACGAGCACCTGCTAAATGGATGAACGGATATTTAAATCTTTCACCGTCTTGATTTTCAACAAATAATGCTGAAATGTTTCTTGCTCTCGAACCAACTTGCTCATCTTGAATAGGTTTACTATGTTTAATGATTAACTTTGTATCCATTAAGTTTTGATAGCTAATTGTTCTCGAGCCATACAGGCTGCTTTCACTCATAATTGATTCTCCGACGGTCTTTGTTTGATTGTATTGACTTAAAAATGCAAAATCTCTTTGATCTAGATTGTCTTTAGCAACGTCTCTAGTATCAAAGGTTAGTAATCTACGCTTTGCAAATTGTCTTAATTCTCTTAAAAAATCGTACCATTTTTCTTTTTGTACGATATCCATATTTTCTGTAATACCATTGCTAAAGTATACTTTCATTGATCTTGGTTCAGCTCGAATTTTATAAAATAAATCTGTAGCAATGCTTTTCATTGAGTCCATATTATATTTAGTTAATTTAGAATATGCCCGTGCTCATATAAAATGGCATGGGCATTTGTTCTTCCGAAATTTTTTCAGTCATTTTTTCGTAAATTTGTGGATCCCAGTCAGCTAAAACTCCGGCCATACGCACACATAATAAAGTTGAAGATACTAAATCGTCGTGTTCTCCGGTTTTAGCGCCAAACCCTACACCGTGTGCAACAAACGTTTTTAACTCTGAAATTAGAGGTTTAGAATTTAACTTCATTTGCTGTGTTTCAATCATGTGTTTAAGTTGACTACACGCTGTAATTTTTGTTTTGTGTGTGGTATTAAATCCCTTGCGAAACTTGCGTACATGTCCTTTACGCATAGGTTCTGATAAAAACAATCCATGAAAGTTTTCTTCACCAATATCTCTAATAACTATTAGAGCAGCTTCGCCCAATGTATTGTTTTCAACACTAAAGTATAGCTGCGGAACTCCGCCTTTTTCCTCACCACGATCGTGAATATATTTGCAAATTTCTCTAAGGTGTTTAACCTGTTGCTGAATAGGAGTTAAATTATGGCGCCATTCTGCTACCTGTTCCATGCTGGGCATTTCAAATACCTGTATAGCACCATAGTCACCACCAGTTCCTAGGCTAGGATCAAGAGCAACTAGATAGGTAGCATTTGGATTAATATCTTTATACCAACGTGTTTGACCCATTGTCATAATAGGATCAACACCTTTCATTTCTGCAAGACGTACTGCGTTGATTAATGTTTCGTCAAAGATTAAGAATTCGCAATCAAATTCTCTACGAAAACGTTCGTCACCAATTTTTGCACGTTCTACTCTTGCCCAATCGTCATCGCGATCCGGGTGTTCGTTCCAGTGTGCAAAGTAGCTGTAAAAACCATTAGTTCCTAGCTTTTGTTCATTTCCAAATTCGTCAAACTTTTTGTTAGCTTCTGTCCAAATTAACGCAAACTGATCTTCGTCTGAGTTTGGTGTTGATGTAATAATACACTTACCGCCTGTTGACAATGTTGGCGATAGTGCAGTCCAAAACTCTTTAGCTTTTTCAGGAGGTTGTACAAACGCAAACTCATCACAGTAAATTAACGAAAGAGATTTACCACGGCCGGTATTTTCTGTAGTTGTTGTTGCTTGTATACGAGCACCGTTATCATATTCAATTGTATTTCTATTATATGAATACACACCAGCACGGATAAAGTCTGGCAAGTTTTCGTAACCATAACGATAACGGTTCATAATGTCCTGCGCACCTTCGTACTTGTGAGCAGCGATCAGTACCTGTGCTTCTGGGACAAACATTGTATACCATAATAAGTAACCTGTGGCACAGGTTGTTTTACCCATCTGGCGGGGTAGCATAGCAATACACTGCTTGTTATTATGATATGCGTCTATTAATCTTTCTTGATATTCGTAGGGTACAAAATCAATAGCACCACGAACAGGATGTTGAATTTTTAAGAAGGTTTTACAGAAGTATAATGGACCAGTTATAGGATCCATACATGCTTCTAGATGTTTAATTTCTTCTAGAGTGTAACGCTGAGGTTTGTGGGCCTTTTTGATTAAGACCCCGTCGAGACTTTTGCTCATGGGGTCAATCCTTATTACTGATTCTTATATTCTTGTAAACGAGCACGTAGATCATTTTTAATAGCTGCTAAAGGATCTTCGCTCTCTGGCATAGCCATTGGATTATCGCCTTGTTTGTAACTGTGCTTAACCATTGTTTTTTCTTTGTTCATACCACCTGCTAGATGTTTAATGATTCTTAAATGATCATCATATTTTTCATCTGGCTCGTTTTCGTATGCTTCATTTTCGTAAGGTGATGGATCTTTTACACGTAGATCTTTTGGATGTTTTGGACCATTCATTCCGCCACCTGCATTAACTGTAATGTCGTCTATGTCTGCATATTGTTCATTAGGTTGGTTACTATAAGCTTCGCCCTTCTTAAGAGCAATGTCTGGCTGACTATCACCGTCGACATCAATATCTAATTTGTTATCATCGGTATCAATGTCATCTAACTCTGCATTATTCATTGCATCCGGTTTATTAATTTGTAGAGGAGCAACCATAGCATCTACTTTTGGTCCAGCTACATCTGGATTGACCTTAGAAATTAATTTCATTAGATTTGAAATATTATCCATTCCCTGAGCATTTAAATTTACGCTCATACTAGGAGGTGGTTCGTTTGCCGGAGGTGTACTTGGCATTGCTGATGGCATTCCGCACTCCTCGCCAACCGGTTTATCTAAATCTGCAATTTTTCTATATAATTCATTAAAGTTCATATTAACTCCCCACGGCGCTTTTAGCACCGGCTTTATCTTCTTTAGCTTTGGGAGCTGATCCTAGAACATCAGGTTTACCTTTGTCATGTCCCAATTCTTTTTTACGTGCTTTAGCTGTTTTCTCTAAATCTTTTAAGAATGATTTATTAAAATCATCACCAAAATAATCTTTATGTTTAATCTTAGCAACTTCGCTATATGACGGGTCTGTTAACAAAGATTTACCAGATTCATCGCCAGCAACTGTTTGTTCCAATTCTTCAGTAGTGTATCTCACCAACACATATTCTTCTTTGATCAAATCACATGATTTAATAATGCTTGCAATTTCTGGAGGTGTAACAGGATATGCTGTTTCAACTTCAAACATCGAAACTTCTATGTTTTCCAATTGCGGAAAATCAATAGCATTTTTCTGTATTGGAGTTTGAGCTGTTTTATCAAATCGTGTGCATCCAAATTTTTGGAGACGATCTTTAACTGTTGACTGAAAGCCCTCGGGCAGCTCACCCGCAACTTTGATCCTAAAGGACCACATTTTTTTGCTTTCAGCTAGATATTCTTTAAAAGTTTTCATACGTATATTTATTCCTTTTGGCTGAGTTTTTTCATCAGCTCATTTCTATCTGTAATAATAAATCCTTGTCCATTTAATACATCGTTTTCTGAACTTGGCGTATCTTTGTCTATTTTGTACTTTTTAAGCTGTAAATCAATAGCTTTTAATTTCTTTTCAACTTTATTAGATTTAGCAGTAATTGCGTGTCCTAACATACTACTAGCAACTTCAAAAATTCTACTAGCATATCGCACTTCTACATTCATGCCCAAATCCATTAAATCATCATATGCTTGTTCAGCTTTTTGAGCTAGATCGTCTAATTCTTTTTCATCAAGATTTTCTAATTCTTTAATTTCAGGTAATGATTTGGTTATTTCTTCAACTTCTTTATAGCTACGATCTAAATCTTTTACCTGCTCGTGTTCGGCAGGTACTGATGAAACATATTTTTCATCTTTTTTTTCAGGTAAGTTAAAAAGGTCTTCAAGTTTTTTAGTCATATCAATACTTATCTACGTTTTTTACCCTGATGGAAAATATCGCCTTCGTTTACTACTCTAAACTTGATACCTTTTTGTTTACACCAAGCAACGGCAGCTTCCCACTTGGCTAAGTTTTTAACATATTGCGCTTGATTATATTGACTCTTACCAGTGTGTTCTCTTAGTGTTTGACTCTGGGGTTTTACTTCTACCACTTCTGCATGTTTTTTTCCACTTTTATCAGTATACTGAACAAAAAAATCCGGAACATATATTGTATATTTTCCAGTTAATGGATCTCTATAAGGTATTTGTATACTTTCACTAGCCCAATGTTCAACTCCGGGATGTTCATCTAACATTTTCATAAAAACAAATTCCCAACTACTACGAGCTAGCGGAGTTTTCTTCCCGATGTATTTGTCGGGATTTTTCATTTCAAATTTACCTTGAGCAAATCTTGACGACATATTATGGTATTATATTTCTATTAACAGAGTCGTTAGTTACTTTTACTGCTCTATAACCTAGAGTGGATGTTGCTGGTCTATTATTATTAATAATTTCTGCAACAATTGAACTTAACTGAAGATTGTTCAATCCTTTTAATGTATCTAATATTTCAAATACATTTACATTATCAATCTTAGCCTGTTTTAAAAGAACAGCCGATGTTAACGCGGCGGCATCGATATCAAATCCTTTTTCTTCAAAAAATGCCTGCGCTGCTCCAACTTCGTTGGCATTGAATTCTAAAGGTGCTCTTCCATAACTATCAAAAAATAATTTTGTTGCTTGACCAGTATCTGTATATTGTCTTGGTGGTAAATTAGTTGGCATATTATTCTCCTGATGGTGATGTCACAGGAGCTCCGGTAAATGCAGCAGTTGCAATGGTTCTTGGCGATGCTACTCCGTCGTTATTTGATGGACTGGTTCCGGCATTTTTAGGAAATACTGTTCCAACAATACCTCCTACGGTATTAACGGCAGCATCAAATCCTCCGGGTGATGATAAAATATTTGCAAATTCTGCTGCTAAACCTTCTTTAGTCAAATTACTTAGATTTTTTGCAGTATTAATTGCGGCAATAGCGGTATTTAAAAATCCGCCTTTTTTAGTAAAAATATTGCCTTTTGATACATCTCCAAATACTGATTCCATTCCTGATAAAACTCCGCCATCGCCAAACAAATTACTGACGCCACCGCCAGCAACACTTAACGGACTAGGTACCAAGTCATAGTATGCACCTTTGGCAAAACCATCTGGAACATCTTGAAATACTTGACCAGAACTATATTGAACAGCTTCATATGAAAGAGTCATTTGACTTTCTGCAGTTCCACTTTCTGCATAGGAAAGATTGCCGTGCGACCAATTTGTAATTCTTGGATTAATTAATGTATATCCGTTGTATCTTCGACGACTCATTGTATAAATTGAAATACTATTAAAAAAGGGAGAAAAATATCGATTATCCATTCCATAATTATAATTCTCCATGTCTTGAGCAGCAGGACGATAATGATCAGTGGTATATGCAGCAGTCGGTGCTAATCTATCAGCAATATGGGTTCCGTAATATAATGCCCACATAGCATTAACAACACCAGTATTATCATCGTGAAGAGTAATAGTTATAGGTTCATAGTTAATTTGTTTATATAAAATCTTTTTTCTATTATATTGATTTTTAATAACTTGATCAAAAGCATATTTTGGTAAATCTGCAGTTTTTACTAATAGACCTACTTCTCCGCTGTGTCTTTCATTAAATGAGGTCGCGCCAACTGCTTCATTACTAATATTAAATTGCACAAAGAACATGAATTTTGTTCTTGGCGCCAATGCATAGTTATTATCAACAAAGATTCGAGTAGCATGCCTCCAGTTGGCCATGTTGCCTTTTGGATTTGTTGCTCCGTTAACAATACCATTTAAGAAACGTGTGAATTTATTTGCCATACATTTATTTATTGAATAAAAAAGCCCAGAAGTTGCTCTGGGCTTTTTATTATTGCTACAGTCTTAATTAACCAACTGTTGCTGAACCACCGCCAGTACTTCCAGCGCCAGCAGCAACACGCTGACCAATTGCACGACCAATACCGTCGATCTGACCGCCTTTGTATTGTACGGCATTATCAAATCTAATAGTTAATGCTACTGTTGCAGGTTCGTTAGTTCCGTAATTCATCTCGCCGTAATCTGCGTTTTGAATAAAGCAACCGTATACTTCAAAAGTTTCTAAAGTAGTTGGAGCACTTGCACCATTGCCGCCATCTAAGATTTCAATCTTAGTTGTAAACTTATAGTCAATACCAGAACGTGCTGCGGCTTGCTCCATAAAGTCAAATTGTTTCTGAATTTGCTCGCCAACTAGACGTTGAACGTTGCCACTAGCATCATCTCTTAAAGTTAATGTCATTGTTTCCCAAGTATACTTTCCTGCTAGATAAACTTTAGAATTGTATACAGGAATTTCCATTTCTTCAAAACTAACTTTTGGTCTGGTAATGTCCATTACCTGCTTGGTCAGTTCTGTTGAAATAGAACCAGTTGCACCAAATCCTTGTAGTATCACTCTAAAGCGATACTTGAGTTTTGGCATTAACAGACCTTGCGTAGAGCTAGATTGATTACTAGCTAACGGTACTGTGTATTTGTTTAATGAGGTAATTGCCATTTATTAAATCTCCCCTGTATTTTTGATACGTAATGGAATGTAGATAAACTCAATGGCCTTCACTGGTTCGATTGCAATATCTACATAAAGCTCATTTCTATCAATTCTAGTTGGAGTGTTATTAGATTCATCACACACAACTGCGAAGTCATAGATTGCTCTTAAACCTACTAGTTCAAGTAATAGACTGTCACATGCTTGTTTGATTTCATCACGAGTAATTTTATCGTTTGGTTCAAACACGTACGGGCGAGCCAATTTACTTAATTGACTACGTAGGTAAACTACTAAACGTGCTACATTAATTCTATCTAATGCACTTGCATTTCTTGCACGAGTTTTTTGACCATATGCAACATGCCCAACGCCGTTAAAGAACGCGATTGGATTTACTTTAATATCATATAATGTATCTCGCTGTCCTTCGTTTAATGCTACTTGTTGGAATTCTCCAGTTGATCTATCAATATAACCAACTGCTGTTGCATTTGTAATACCGCCACGTCTTGTACCAGCTGGTGCAAACCATGGATAACTTACTTGATCACTTAAAGCAATTGTACGTAACATCATGTGACTTGCTGGTACCACTGCGTTCACACCGCTTAGATCTGTAGTGAATCCGTTTGGATACCAAACTGCACTGTATTCATCGTAGCTTACTAGTCCCTTATCACCGTTGTCTAATGCACCGTTAGCATTAGTTCCCCAGTTGGTTAAACTAGTTGAATCTGCTGTTAGTCTTAGTGGACTATCCCCAAGAACAAATGATGTTACACCGCGATCAAGATTTAAATTAACTAGATTGCTTAATAGCTCAGGATACCCCGGACAAGCAATTAAATTAAAGTTACGACGCTCTTCGTCGCGAATTTCTTGACTTGTATCGACAGCAGCTTTAAGTGCCTGTACAACTACTTGACGCTGAGCAATGCGTCCAAAAGTTCCACTACCGTCTTCTTGATTACCACTTGCAGTTACCCAACGATCAGTTGCGTAAGCAGCCATAGATTGACCTAGATAACGTGTGTTGTCTTTAGTTGTATCGATATAATTATTTCTGTATTTTTTAACGTTGCCACTGCTACGTCTTGTGTTGTATAACAAAATACTTCTTGGATAGTTTGCTGGATCTGGAGCATCTGGATCAACAAAATCATTTGTTAACAATGTCACAATACTTGCTGCTACGTTTCCTGTAGCACCGCTTGAACCGTAACGTGCATCAGCAAACACAACACCCTCTTCTGATTGATCATCAGTTTTATCTACTAATACCCATTCCTTAGTATTATTATTATATCTGTAGATAGTTGGGAAGTTTTCAGCATCTGCTGTACTAATCCATAAATCATTGTCTACTAATGCAGTGCCGTCACTTTGTGTTGTTGGTTTTGAAGCTGCAACAATTGGACCTGCTGGGTCAGTATTTGGAAATACTGTTTTGTAACCTTTCCATGATGTACCGTTATGTGTCATAATGTCTACATCGCTGAAACTAGGATTAAACCATAGTTGTCCGTCAGCTGGCTCGTTTAACGGCGCAGATCTCTTAGATTTAAAATCATTCGATGCGTTAAACAATGGTAACCAGTTACTTGCTAAGAAAGTACCACCGGTACCAATACCAACTAAAGAATATAAATTAGCTGTACCTGTTAATGCCGATTGGTTAAATGCTGTAAAGATTTTACCCAATGGAACATTCGTTCCGTCGGTGAATCTAATATCTCCACCTGTTTTGTGGACAATTACAACTTCATTTGCACTGGTTACACTTGCTTCAACCTGTGTTAATCCTAAAGCATTAATTGCAGTAGCGATTCTGTCAGAATCAGAAGCACCCGCGGTTGCTGTAAATGTTACAGTTTTTGCTGTGTCAAGAGCTAACTGACCTTTTACCATTTCTCGAATAGTAAAAGTATTTGTTCCAGCTATAAATGTATTTGCTGCAACAGGAGCAGATACTACTCTAGTTTGTCCAGCAACTTTTCTTTTCCATACACGGAAAGTTGCTGTCTGTGGAGTGTTATCGTATCCAAAATCTTCTGTTGAATTATATTGAATAAATGCTGTATCGACCGGAATATTTGTGCCACCGCCTGTTCTATCTAAATTAAAAATAGCTGCATGTGTTGTTGCATATAATGGAGATTCTTTAGCAGTCCATAGACTTGTACCGCTGCTCCATTGTTTTAATCTCCAACGAGATCCAATATTTGGTTCTGTTGTTTTGATCCATACACTACCGCTTGGTCGTGGATTTGTGTCGTCTGATCTAAATTCAGGAACCTGTGTATGTGGACTCATTTGTAACTGTGGACCGTAGTAGGTACCAGCAGTAAGTCCAACGTCTGTTAAGATTGTTCCAGAATTTCCGCCGCCACTGGCAATAATAATTGCATTTGATCTAGCAGAATCGCCAACATTATCGTCGTTAGTAGCATCTGTGTATAGATATACTCTATCAAAGCTTTTTGCTGCGGTTACGCCGTTGATGTTAAGTGCATTAATTGCTGTTACTAAAGATGTTGCATCAGTGCCAGTAGCTGTTACAGTTACACCGTTAATTAAAAATGTTTGTCCAGCTGTAATTGATGGGCTTGTTACTGTACTTTTTACTGTAGCATGACTAGCAGCCCATGCAGTAGAACCAACTAGTACCCAAGCATCGCCACCTAATAAAGTGGTATCTCTCTTATAAAAAATCTTTACAGATTCTTTATCAACAGTGTAGGTCTCATTCATTTCTGCAACTACAGCATAGTCGCCCGGAACTCCAACACTTGATTTTGGAGCACGACCATATGAACCACTATTTTCAAGATTAACGTTATCATCTGATGTTAACACAATTGGAGTCTTTGATGCAAATTTCTGACCGCCTGTTGTGCTGGCTGCGTTTCCATTCCATTCAAAAATACCCCATGCGGTGTTGGCAGTATCTAACCACCAGTCACCATTGTCAGGGTTCGCTCCCGGGGCTGTTGTGCTTCCAGCAAGCTGAGTTAAATCAATGTCTGCTCTTACAATAAAAGCAGCATTGGATACACCTAATAAGCTGTACGCTGATAAAAGACCGTATTCGTTTCTTTCAGATCCATGTACTGGTGTTCCACTTACTGTTTTTTCAAAGAAAGGAACCCCATAGTTATCAACTAAGTCTCTTTGACTGGTAATTTTAAATGCTTTACCTGCATTTGCTTTTGTGGTCGCTACGGCTGTGCCTGTGCCTGCGCCATTTGTTTTATTCTGTCCGGTAGCCACTACTATTAGTGGAACTGTACCTGGCTCTGCTGGCGTATAGAAACTTTCGTCAATGACGGTTACTGATGCGCCTGGTGAATTTAATGTTGCCATCTGATAAATCTCCCGGTATTAAATACTCTAATATATTTATTGCCATTTTGAAAAAACGGTAGCTTACAACCAGAAGAAAAGGGGCCAAAAAGGGTAAATATTTTTATGAGACCCTTATGTAAGTGTGGTTTACGGCCCGCAGCAGTTAATTACCATAAAAATGGTAAAACTTACTATAGAAGTAAGTGTGAAACCTGTCTTTACGGCAATGATGATGTTATACCAAAATGGTATAGAGCGGGATATAAAAAATTATCCAAGTGTGATAAATGTGGTTACACCAGTAAACATCCAGAACAGTTTGATGTTTATCATATAGACGAAAATTTAAACAATTGTCGGCCAAATAATCTTAAGACTGTATGTGCAAACTGTCAGAGAGTCCTACATAAAGAGGGCGTTCGTTGGCGTCAGGGGGATCTTGTACCAGATTTCTAATTTTACTATATAATTCATCAATAGTAGAATCATTATCCAATTCGTGATCAAACTTAGTACCGACCCAAGCAGTTTCACTAGCATGAATTCTCGCTTTTTCTAAATTATGCTTGCTGGTTGCCCAAGACATATTACCTGTCTCGCCCCGATTTGCATTCAATGCCCATTCGTACCATTCAGGTAATGCGCCACGTTTTACCCATACAATAATACCACCGGCATCTCGTATAGATTTAATTTCATTAGGAAAACGACAATCTGAAATTACCACCGAATCTTTAGAGTTTCTAAGTTTATTTTCTAAACTTGCAATCCAAATATCATCGTGGAAGCCTTTACGGCATACTTCTGTGCCCCAATACTGTAGTACCCAGCGAGGAGTGAGTGTGGGTATGTTAAGGCGTTCTGACCACCAAGGATCTACCTGTTCTCGCCATTCACGAGCGGCTTTTGTACGCCCTTCCAATAACGTACGGTCCCAGCCGAATACCGAGGATACTGCGTCTTTTAGTGTAGATGCAAAACTTTCTCGTCTAAAGCCATGAAAGTTTACTAGATAGTCTGCAACAGTATCTTTACCGCTGCCAATAAAACCGCAGATTCCTATAATCATAATATCTCCTAGACTAGAGTATTATAATTTATCTAGAGTAAAAAATCAACCAATAATAAATGTATAGCCGTGACCGCCAGGAACTAATTTCATCAAATCATCAACTAGTTTATCCATTTCAGTCTGAGCTTCTGTTTTTAATGTAGTGCCATTAAGACTAGTTCCGCCAGCTGGGCCGGCAATTTGTGCAAATTTTTCTCTGGCTTGACCTAGTATCATTTTACAGTTAGCCAAACTATAATCTTTAATCCACTGACTAGCATAGGTATCGTTGATTATTGAACTATCGGGCCTAGTATTATAACACCAAAGCATAAGCTCTTCGTTATTTCTAGGTCGTTGTTGTAATACTAGTTTTCTACTTTGAGGAATCCAATGAAAGTTCATAAATGCACCAAACATTCTTCCGACCATTTCTTGATACCCAGCAAACAGTTCATAGGTAGCTAGTCCGCCCATATTAGTAGATGATAACAAGTATGTATTTGTATAGGCTAAATTGAACGGTTCAAATACAGTGCCACCCCCGCCGCCACCCGATCTAGAACCAACCGATCGTCTAAATATTTGACGAACTTGTTGTATTTCTTTGGGTAATATATATTCGTTTTGATCAATTTCTGTAGTTAAAAATATCATACTTTCTTCTACAGCATTGTCGCTACGTTGGCGAAAAGTTGCTAGGGCTCTGTTTAATGCTGTTTCGTAATGTATAGGATCTAGTTCTACGTCGATCATGCCATCGCCCAGCATGGCTTTGCAGTAGTCGTAAACAGCTTGTCTTTCAGGATTAATTTGGCTCATACAGTATTTATCGGTAGCGGTAAATATAGTACTATGCCAAGACTTTCACTTTATCGTCCTGAAAAAGGCAACGATTACAAATTTATAGATAAAAATATTTGGGAAATGTTCCAGGTGGGCGGTACTGACGTTTTAATACACAAATACGTAGGACCAAAATCAACATCTGCGCTGGAAAATACTCCTACCACCCCAGAATATCAGGGAAGTCCAGCCGAAACACAAATACAAGATCTGCTATTTTTAGAAAATAGAGATCGCAAATATGATCCAGATGTTTATATTTTACGTGGTGTTTATAACATACAGGATTTAGATTTTAATCTAAGTCAATTTGGATTGTTTTTACAAAATGATACAATTTTTATAACTTTTCATATAAATGATACTGTTGAAAAAATTGGTAGAAAATTAATCAGTGGGGATGTTATAGAACTTCCTCATTTAAAAGATGATTTTGCATTAAACGATTTAAATTTTGCATTGAAAAGATTTTACGTTATAGAAGATGTTACTCGTGCAGCAGAAGGGTTTAGTGCAACATGGTATCCGCATTTATATCGTGCTAAGTGCAAACCTCTAGTCGATAGTCAAGAATTTAAAGATATTTTAGATGGCGTTGCGGGCGAAGGTACAAATCAAACACTGCGAGATGTTATGAGTACCTACGAACGAGAAATGCAAATTACTCAGGCAGTATTAGATCAAGCAGAAGCTGATGCGCCGCTGAGTGGTTACAATACCAGTGCATTTTATACTGTTCAAGTAAACGAAGAAGGTAAACCAGAATTAGTAACTGTTGATACCGCTCAGGTTGCGGCTTCAAACAGTCAAATTGATATCAGTATGGTATTACAGACTGCTGATAGATTAGGATATGACGGTTATCTATTAGGTCAGGATTCCGCGCCCAACGGTTCCCCATTTACCAGCGGTTTAGCATTTCCAGTTAATGCACAAGAGGGTCAATATCATCTTAGAACAGATTACACTCCTAAGAGATTATTTAGATATAATGGAAAATATTGGGTGAGAGTTGAAGACGTGGCTAGAACAACAATGAGCAATATTGGACCTACAGATACACAATCCGGAGATCGTTTTGAAGGTTATAATGTTAGAAATACACAAAAAGCCAGTTTTATTAATAATACAAACACTGATAATATCAATGGAAAAACCGTTGATGAAAAACAAAGCTTAAGTAAAGCACTACGACCAAAGGCAGATAACTAATGGATTTTTTCTATGATGGACAAATAAGAAGATACGTAACACAGTTTATGCGAATCTTCATCGGTTTTAAATATCAAGCCGGCGACGGTGATCTTCGCCATGTTCCTGTGATGTACGGTGATTTATCAAGATCAGTAGCTGCTATTATTAAAGAAAATAGTGAAAATAAATTACCAACAGTTCCTAGAATTAGTTGCTATATCAGTGGTTTAGAATTAGACACCACTAGAATATCAGATGCTAGTTTTGTTAGTAAACTAAACATTAGAGAACGCACCTATAATCAATTTGATAATTTTGGTGAACCTATCTATCAAGGTGGGCAAGGTGGTGGCTATACTGTTGAAAGACTAATGCCTACTCCTTTCAAACTTACAATGAAGGCTGATATTTGGACCAGTAATACTGATCAAAAATTGCAATTAATAGAACAGATATTGGTTCTGTTTAACCCTAGTTTAGAAATTCAAACTACAGATAACTATATTGATTGGACTAGTTTAAGTGTTGTTGATTTAAAAAATTTAACATTTAGTTCAAGAACAATTCCTCAGGGTACGGAATCAGAAATTGATGTATGTACGATAGAATGCGAAATGCCCATTTATATTACTCCACCGGCTAAGGTCAAGCGTCTTGGAGTTGTTAAGAATATCATTATGAATATTTTTAATACCCAAGGCGATGTAGGAAATATCAATGATCTTGTTTATAACGGAACTCCACCATTAAAATATGTAAACACTCCGGGTAATTTTGGTGTGTTATTACTAAAAAGCAATAACGGTCAAGCTAACGATTATAATTTAAGTGTACTAAGTCCAGGAGAAGCTGTTCAAACATTAGAAAACGGTTCTCCAACAAAACTAGGCAAACGAATAGATTGGAATACTATTCTTGAACAATATGAAGGATATCGTCCTGGTATTAGTCAAATATATTTCTTACAACCTAACGGATTTGAAATTAGAGGATCTTTTGTAGTCAACGAAGTTGATTCGACATATCTATTAATTACAATTGATGAAAAACCCTCAAATACTATTATTAGCGGACGAACAACAATTGATGCTATTATTGATCCAATTAAGTTTAATCCTAAAGCCAATACAGTTGCGGCTGGAAACAGATATCTAATACTAGATGATATAACTACAGAAAATAAAACATATGACGGTGAACAAGACAACAATCCGACAACTGGTCAAATAAAAACAGGCGTATTTGCATGGGAACAATTCCAAGCAGGTGCTAATGATATTATTGAATACACCGGTACAGGATGGCAAATAGTGTTTGATGCTAGCAATGTAAACAATACGTTACCAGTTTATACTCAAAATTTAAAAACTGGTATTCAATATCGCTGGGACGGAACTCAATGGCTCAAAAGTTTTGAGGGAGAATATCGTTCAGGTTACTGGCGTTTTAGAATGGATCTCTAATAAGTACTTGATGCAAAAACGTGCAGGTATTTTATTTCTTTGTACATCAACTAAAAGATTTTTATTAATCCATGAAAATTTAAAATGGACTGTACCTACTTTTGAAAAAAGTAAAAATATTTTTGAAAGTGGTCAAGAATTAATAGAACGATATAAAAAATCGCAAGGAAAACTATTACCAATCGAACTGTATCTCAGTGAAGATAAAGGATTTGAATACGGAACTTACATATGTTTAGTTGAAGAAGAATTTTTGACTACAGAGGTTCAAACAATGTGCTGGTCTAGTTTAGAAGATATTCCAAAAAATTTACACACGGGTTTAAAATTAACTATTACTAATCCTTTAATTAGAACAAAAATAGATACAGTATTAATTATGAGTCAAGACTATGAGTTTAAAAATCAGTGAATTACATTCGTATCATGCTGATATTATTAGATATCAAACATATATTGATAATATTATCGACGCACAAGAGCGTGTTATTGCACAATCTCTTTTAAGAGATTACAAAAACCTTGTGAACAGAATTGATACTAAGATTGAAAATATTGTGTTTGATGACATAAAAAAAGTCCTGTCATCTCAACGACAGGACTCTTCTAAATTACACGAACTTAGACAACAGCTAGAGCGCCTTGCTTCTTAAGCTTGCGCTTCACCCCAACGTAAAATTAAGTTAGCAGTAACAGCAGCAGTACCAGTTGAATAAATGTTAATTGCCAATACGTCTGGGCCGTTAGGGAATGTACCTCTTCCGCCAATTGCAGTAGAAGTCAATTCTTTTAGTTCACTAAGATCTAACACTTCGCGAACGCCCTGTGGAGAAGCAAACGCAAATACCTGTTCACCCGGTTGTGCGTATGTTGGTGAAGTAAATGTTACACTTCCAGACACAGCCGCAGTGACGTCTTTGGAAATTGTAATTGTAGTTTGGCCAGCTCCTGGAGAATCTGTTTGGATTCTTTCTACCACAGTACCAGACTGAACACCGCCAGTTGCAGAAACTACAAATCCTAATCTTACATCGGCTACTTGACTACTAGTAAAAATAGCTGATCTTAATCTAGCTTTAGGAGTGGTATTAAAACCAGTAGTCGGAGTTGCTGCCACTGGAGCAAATCCAGCAAACGTAATTGACGAACCATTGGCAATTTGTGCAAATGATGGTTGACCGCCTTGCGCTGTTGAAGTTAGACCAAACCATGTAATATCAGCTGCCAATGACGGATAGTTTAATGGATTTAACACACCCTCAATAATAAAAGAATCCGATGATGCTGGATTACCACCAACAACTTCTAGAGAGTTAAGTAATAATTGTGCTCTGTTTAATAACTCGCGTTCTCCTAAATCTCCTGTGATAGCATTTGATACACTGGGTGCAAGTCTAATTGCAAACGCTGTGGTTTTTAAATTTGTAACTGCAAGATTTGTGATCTGATAGTTAAAGATATATCCGCGATCTGTATCAAAACGACCGTCCATGATATACGCACTACCCCAGTGACTAATTAAAGGACTAGCTGTTGACGAAACTAATACTACACCGACATTGGCATCATGACCTGCTGCTGCCCCGGCAGTAAATGTACGCTGAGCACCGGCTGAAAAGTTTACATAAGATGTTCCTCTAGTCAACCCTCCCAATACATTTCCAGACTTAGAAGTATAGCTGATCAGTTCATTTTCACAATATACTGTGCCAACCTCGGGAAAAAATTGTGCATCTTTTAGTGTAAGGTTTGTGCTAGATGATGTTATTGTAGCTGCTAATTTAGATCTACCGCCCTCATTTAACACCTCATATCGTACAGGTAAGTTACCAGTTCTCATGTAAGCTTCGGTATTTAGGTTATTTCCTTTTAATCTGTGTGCAAATACATAATCACCGTTAGGTCCCCTAAACATCCAGTCGATAAATCCAGCACCGTACCACGAGTACTGCATACCGATCATCTGCATTTTAGTTACATCGAGGATATAACCACTTGGACCTGAACCGTCACACTTATCAAGGTTCCATTCTGATTGCGGAATTCTATAATCTTGAATTAAACACACTTTAGCATTTGTTACGTTAACAACTCCTCTGAAGTCAGGGTTAACAGTCATCGAAGTTTGACTTATTACATCACTAACTAAGTGTGTCATTCCTCTAATAATAATCCTATCGCCTTCTTGTAGTTGATCCCTAAATCTTGTGTTACTTCCGGTAACTAAATTTGAATCAACATTCATTGATACAGTACCTGCTAATTGAAAAGTACTAGATCTTTTAACCAAAGCCATTTCATCGCCATTAAATTCAAAGAAAATACCATTTTGATCATCAAAAGCGCCAGCTCTTACATAGGCTCCGTGCCAACCCGTATGAGCCATTTGACACTGAGCACCAATTTCAGCAACTACATTACCTAATTGAGTTTGTGCTCTTACTCTAAATACTCGTTCGTCAAGGATTTCAACAACCTCGTAGTCACCGTTATATCCAACAGTTATGGCACCACTAATTCTTACATCGGATTTAATTTGTAATCCGTGATCGTTATCATCGATGGTGATTGTTATTAAACTGTTTACGGCAGTTCCGTCTGCAACAATTCCTCTAATATCGTAGCTAGGTGCAAAAAGAGCACCTGTAGTATACATTGCACCTTTACCAGACTGGTAACGAATATATTTTTTACTCATACGTACTGCTTGAGCACCATGACTTGGGGTGCCTGTGCTTAATAACACACCTCCATCGAATGGTCTATGTAGGAAGAATGCATCAGTTCTTGGATAGATCAATCCAGTTATACCCGGCGATGTACCAATAAGTCCTGCAGATCTTACGGTATATCTTAAAGTATTTTTAGTCGGAACATCTTCAACAAAGAAAGGTCCCGAAGCCAGTGCATGATTAGAACCGCCGGAACCAATAGCTACCGATATTGATGATCCGGGAGTTAATCCATGCCCGCTTGGAAATGTTACCAATATTTTTGCAATAGCACTATATGTTGTTGTAGTTCCATTTAATAATGGACCGGATAGCCCGTCACTTATATCAATACTAGACAAGAATTGAACAGGGTCGCCAGTTGATCTTGCAGTTCCAGAGATAGTCGAAACTGATATAATACCGCCACCTGCAGCAATTTGAGTCACTGATAAGATTAAATTTCTACTTTGGTTTCCTTCCCCGTCTAACAAATTCTCCGGAATTCTTATTAAATTTCCTACCAAATATCCTGTCCCAGATTGGCTAAGTGTTATTCCTGTGTATGAACCAGAAACTCTATTCACGTTAAATGAAGCACCATTACCTATAGGCGTTTGTACAACTGCCGTTCCTCTAGCAATAAATCCTGTCGAGAACGATTGTCCAGCCGGTAGTGTACCGGTAATATTACTGGCACTTAAAATTCCGCCACCAGATGTAATTGTAGCTACTCTAAATGTTATATCATTAGCAGGAGTAGCTCCTACAGCATCTGCTGGAAACGGATTCGACGTCGGAGTAAATGGGTCAGAATAAGTTGACACATTTCTTAATCTAGTTTCGTCAAAAAATGCATTAATTCCGCTAGTGCTACTAATATCAAATGTACCACCTAATGTCAATTGAGTATTTCCTTGATAGTTTGTAGTATCATTTGCTGTAGGACCTTCTTGTACCCCATTAAGCCATAGTTTTATTTCGTCACTTAATCTATTAACTGCAATGTGGATCCATTGGTTTAATAACGTTCTTACATCGGTTGTGCCTGTTATTGTAATACTGTTAAGACTATTGCCAAAAACTAAATTGCCAGTGGTGCCATCAACATAGATCCACCAAGTATTGTCAGTAGAAGTGTTTCTACGATCAACAATATAATTTGCGCCTGAGCCGCTAATAGTTTGGATATAAATGAATGTTTCAAAACTAAAATTCCCAAACGTATTATAATCATTACTGGCAGCGTATTGTATCATACCGCCAACAATCCTTGCTGTTTGAGCTGATGTTCTACCAAATTTTTTCTGACTGTAAGATAGGCCTACACCACTTGTAGATGGAGTAGTTCCATTATATAAGTTTTCAAAATCTATAGAATCTTGAGCTGTCCTACCTTCTGGAATATTAAATCTAGACAAAAATCTTGTGCTAGCGTAAACTTCTAGGGTATCTCCACTAATTTTGCACAAATCATTTTGTACATAATTTTCGCCTTCGTAAATGGCTGTTGCAAATTCGTATTGATTTTGTGCATTAACTGTAAATCTTGAAATTGCGCCGGCGCCATCGCTGGCTATAGAAGTTCCTGCTAAATTCGTATAACTTGCATCAGATCCAACTAATCTTGTAGTTCTTCCTGAAAGAAAACTTACAGTGTTCCCGCCCACTGAGCTAACTTCCATCGCTCTATTTGAACCATTATTGATAAGATGTCCTGGCAAAACTCCATTAGCATCTAATAATGTAAAAGAGGTAGCTCCAACTTCAACGTTTTGTGTAGCAAACGCAGTCACAACTACTCCGCCAGATCCTCTTATCGCAGATACCTGCGTACCTACATTATAAGCAGATGCGTTAACTAGGGTACTTATAACAAGGCTTGTGGATACACTGGTAGTATAAGCGCCAATACCGCCTGGGGTATAAAATGACACTGTTGTATTGATATTACCTGTTAACGCTTTACTAAGAGTAATTGTTGTGCCAGCAATATTGTTTACAAAAGTACCTGGTTGAAGTCCAGCAATAGTTGTATTGTTGCCAGATATTAATTGTCCTATAACAATTTGAGCAGCAGAGTTAACTACAATTGTGCTCTGGCCACTGGTACCGGTTGCAGTTCTTTGAACTACAAAATCATTATTTCCGCCATACTGTTGTTCAGTAATTCTAGTTCCAACAGGCAATGAACCGCCAGTTAATCTTTGTCCAACTGCTATTCTTCCACTTACTAGAGAAGACGCAAATATTGTTGTTGCGCTTGATGTTGCTTGAAATTGAGCTGAGTTGCTAGTTAACGGATCACCGACTTGTGGGGCTGTCCCAGTGAAGGCAAGAGTATTTTCTCCTGCAACATAATCTAAATTTGTAATAAAACTACCGCTATTACCTTGAGAAGCTACAGAGAATGTCGGGCCACCAATATTTGCTCCAGTATAAAATCCAGAAACACGCAACTGTGTATAGGATGTAGATAATACTTCTCCAGAGATTGAGCCAACTCTTGATTTACTAAAATAGGTAAAGGATGTTGCTGTTGGAGTAGTATTAACTAAAAAGGTTCCTTCAGCACGACTAAATCCAGTTACCGAGCTAGCTAACGCTTTAATACTAATTGGTGTTCCTGCTGTTAAAAAATGAGGACTAACACAATTTACTGTAATTATACTAGGGCCAATACTATTTGTAGTAGATGATGCATCAGTTGTTACTGAAACAACTAGAATATCACTACCCGGAATTTCGTATGTCGATGGATATCCTCTAGTTGTCGAAATGGCTTGCCATTTAGTAGGCTGCAATCCGTATTCAAAGTCAGCATCAAGCATGGCCTGCGGAGCAGCCATTCTTTGTCGCTCCATTGCATCAGTACCAAATTGATACGGTCTAGTTCTTAATTCGTTTTCATCAACAAAAATTTGAATAGAATCTGTAGATGCATGTGTACTGGTATTGTAATATAAAGTTAATTGTGTATAACCCTGTGCCCATTCTAACAATCTCGGAAATATGTCAGTTTCGTCTCGAATAAATTCTCTTACAGCACCTGCAGTAGGGTCACTAAAATCATATATAATTTCGTTTTTAGTTGTATTGGTAATTAAAAGAATTTGATTTTGTTCATATTTTTTAGGAAATTTAAGTCTACCAACTCCGGTAACTTCTGTTGGCAAGGCACCTAATCCATTTTCAATTACATTGGTTAAAATTCCAACAAGCTCGGTTACTCTCGCGGTAGTTCCATTCTCAGTTATTTTTCCGGGAATAATAGCCTGCGATACCACTGCCTGATACGATGGTGCTGCGGTATTAGTAAGAATATATGTGTTAATTATACCTCTTAAAAATATATGTGTTTGAATTTCTACCTGTCTATCGCCGTCAATTTGCGGAACATCATTTACCCAATATTTAGAAGATACACGACGAGTTTCTTCATTTCCGCCATATCTTAAATCAAACAAATATGCATCGATGATATATCCTACATCCCTTTCACATTTTTCAGAATTAAAAACATACCCAACAAATGGAGCAATGTTTGCAGTAACCTGTGCATTGATGTATGCCGTTGCTTCCTTTTTTAAATAAGTTTTATTTGCAAGAAGCAAATCATATGCATTTGGTCTTGCATTACTAAGATACGAAAGACCTGGTTTAAAACTGTATTCTCTAAGTTGAATTTTTGCCATATTTTTTCTCTTTAACCACCTAATGCAATTGCTAATGCAGTTGCTTTTCTATTTGCATAAACTTTTGTTGCCACTAGCGTATTAGTTTCTGGTGCAGTTGTTTGTGTTGTACCATCATTAAATACAATTTCTGATACATAACCAGCCTTAAATCTATAACTTGGATTACCTAACGCATATTGATTATTTACTGCCGGTACTAACACATATCTTCTATCATTATCTAATACATTTGTGGTTGTTAAAACTAATTGACCTGCTCCTTTAGCAAATGCATCAGTTGAAATGACTAAAGAAGTTTGTCCAGTTACTGAGGTTCCATTATAACCAGATTGTCTCATGTTAATTCCGCCGCTGGCATCAAATGCAACATCAGTTTCAAAACCAGCAGATGGTTTAATTTTTCCACTAGATGTCTTTGTTAAAATATTAGTTTCAATGTCAACACCGCCACTACCTATCCATATTTTATTAAATCTGTTAGTATTAGAACCAATTTGTAGTGTGTTGTTTGTAAAAGATAAAATATTACCTTTATTTGTTTGATCGTAATTTAATCTAATAGGACTGTTTATTTCTAATGTTGTAGAATCTGATGCGCCAATTTGATTATTTTGAAAATAAAATCCTTCAATGCTAACTCGTTGATCGGCGTTAATAACAATCGATCCAGATTCTGTTATTTGTACAAGTCCACTACCTGATGAATTTTGAAGTTTAATTGATGTAGCATTAACTGTACTATGTAATAAAAAGTCGGTGCCGTCAAAACTTAAACTACCTGCATTTTGACTACTTGAATTTTTAAATTCAATTTTTTCGTTGCTTCTTACATCTAAATTTCCAACCAACGACGTAACTGCCGTAATTGTACCCAAGGTTACATTAGTTGTTGCACCACCAAGATTTGAAAGATCTGACCGTAATAACTCAAAACCTCCACGAGTTTCGCCGTCGTATAATCTTAAAGTTTTTGAATCATAGTCATAGGTAATTTCGCCGCGAAATCCTTCCCTAAAAGTTTTTAAACTAACAGGAAGTAATCTTAATCGAGCAGCAAGTATCTCACGTGTTGGCATGTTATCCCACCTTTTTATTATTTATCATAATCAAAAGGTAACAAAAAACCCCACCTAAGTGGGGTTTTTGTTGATTAGGCCTGTGATTCTTTCCAAGTAATTCGCGCAGTAACTGATGTAACTGCCGAAGTATCTGTTGGAACCATACAAACACTTAACACATCAGGACCGTTCGGGAATACATAGTCACCACCAAGTACAGAATTTCCTAGATCAACTAGTTCATTCAAATCTTGAACTGTGACGTTTCCAGCAGTTGATGCAGTTGCACGGAATTCATAAATTGTAACTCCGCCCACAATACTATCAGTTGCTTGTCCAGTATGTTTAATCACTTGAGTTAATGACGGTGTACCAAAGTTAGCAAAATATGCCTGTTGTGATAATGCACCGTTTAGAATCAATCTTACTGAAGCAGGTCTACTATTGGTATTTTGTACAACAATACCTACCTGTTGTAATGTAATACTCATACGGTTGATAATATCTCGATCACCCAATGCGCCTACAATACTGCTGTCAACACTTGGTGCTAGACGTAGACTTAAAATTGGAGTAATAGTTGTACCACTAGTGTTTGCAGGAATGCTAATAGTATCGCTACCACCAGAACCTGTTGCAAGAGTAAACAAGTATGCCTTATCATCTTCAAATGTTCCATCCATAATTACCGAAGCACCCCAGTGATATAAGCTTGGTGCGTAAGTTGGTGCAGCACCATTCTTAATCTCGTAACGAGCAGGTAAATTACCAGATCTCATATATGCTTCTACTTCTCTATTATTATGAATAAACTCATGAACATAAATTACTTTTCCGTCCGGACCTTTAAATCCAAAACGTACTTTACCTGCACCGTACCATGAATAATCAATGTAGGCCATTTGCATACGATTAACGTCAAGTACAAAACCGCTAGGTCCAGTACCATCGCATTTATCAAGACTCCAACTACTTTGATTAACCTTGGTATCAACAACTTTGGTAATAACTGCTCCAGATACTGTCACTCCTCTGTATCTTGGTGTAACATGTAATTCAGTGTTACTGACTACAACTACTACTTTCATAGTCTGTCCTCTAATTACAATAACATCACCGGCTGCTAACTGCTTAGTGAAATTAGTATCGGAACCTGTGACTAATCTACCTCTATTATTAATTGCAGCAGTTCCTCCAAGTTGTCCAGTTGCACTTCTACGTACACAACCTAACGCTTGTCCGTTATATTCGTAGAATAGACCGTTCTGATCATCAAACATACCAGCACGAACTAGAGCATCCGACCATTCAGTTACAAACAGATTTGGAAATCCGCCCGGTGTAAGATCACCAGGAACACCGTTTGTAGCATAACGGAAAGTGAAATCATCAACTACATCAAATACTGTAAAATATCCAAGTCCGCCTGCTGGAGTTGTATACGGAGTTGCTGATCCAGAACCAACAACAACCTGTTCAATTTTGATTCTATTAGTTGCAACTAATTTATGCGGTCTACGTGTTTTAACTGTTGCATAAGTTGTACCGTCGTGTGTGATACGATTTACGTCAATACTTGGACTAAAGTTAACACCTGTAGAATATTGTAGCCCTTTACCAGATTGATAGCGGAAATACTTGCGTGTCTGACGTACAATACTTACGTTTGGACTAGTTGATGCATTAATCTCAACACCGCCATCAAATGGTCTATGTACATTAGTACAATCTGGACGTACATATAATTCAGTTTCCTGAATAATTGGTAATGCTAATAACACACCGTTTCTAACGTTACTTCCCTGTTGACCAGTAAAGAATATCGTACCTGTTGGTGCATTAGTTGTCAGTGCACCAGTATTGTCATATCTAATATAGCTAGAACCTAGTACTGTTGATGCAATCAAGTAATGTTGGAAACCAGTACCACGAGTTGTAATATCAACTGGTATCATTCTCAATGCATTATCTTCGTTGGTTGCTAATTGAATGATATCCTTGGTTTTTCTAATTACATAATAGGAAGTACCATCAGTTAATCCAGCCATTACAGTACCACTGTTAGGTAAACCAAAGGTATAAACCACTTTTGTACCAGTATATAAATTATGGTCTGGTAGATAAATTTCATCAGTGTCAAGATTAACAACATCAATTTGCAAGCTAGCCACACCAACAAAACTGCCCTGTGGATTAAATTGAATTTGTCTAGCAGTAAACGGATCAGTTACAATCATTTCTTGATCGTTTACTACAGACAATACATTCATTTCATAGGTTACGTTTTCAATAACTGCAAATCTATGAGCAGCGTTACCTGTTGGAGCTACTGCTGTAATATTTACTGCTGTTTGTGTAGCAACTGCGCCACCACCACTACCGCCTTCGATAGCTTCAGCGTAGGTGTTGTGCAGAGTAATATTATTAGCGTCTTGTCTGTTAACATAGTAAATTCTATTAGCTACTAATCCGCCAATTGGTGTTTGATACGAAGTAGCGCCAGCAGTGTTAATTACTTGACTTTGAGTACCAACAGCTGGAGTTGTTCCTGCATGATTTCCGCCAATTGCATCAATTTCATAACGCACTGCGTCACCTGTTAATAATCTGTGAGCGGTGATTGTAATTGTATCATTGGCAACACTTGGTGCAGTGTTTGCGTTAAAATAAATTGTACGTTTTGGAATTTGATTACTTACCTTAACAGTATTGCCGCCTCTATAACTTACTAGGAATCTAGTACTGTATGATGGTAATGTAGGCACTCTTAACCAACTTAAATTATCCAAGTTAGTGGTTAGTGATACAGGAACTTGGCTGGCGCCAGTGTTGGCACTAGTCAAACTCATAAAGTATGTGTTGTTATATAAAACAACGTCACCGTATACATAAGTATCACTGGCGTTCCACTCGCCTCTATAAATTGTTCCTCTTAGAGTCGGATTCGATACTTTAAACTGGTGAACAGTTCCCAATCCTACACCAACAAGATCAACTAAGTCTGTATTGGTATACGCACCAACCCAAGTGTTGTGTAGAGAGAAGTTGTTGGCCGCTGATGCGCCACCACCGCCCCTAGGTGCACCAGATGCAGTATTATTAACAAAATACTGGCGTCCATCAACCAGACCGTTAATTACACGACCACCGGCCCATACTCTATAAATTACTCTGTCACCAGTTACTAAACCGTGTGAAGTAAAATTAATACGATCCGATGAAGCTAACACTGTAGCTGCTGAGCTACCGTTAACAATTAAATCTCTGGCTACAATTGTTGCTAGTCCACCCGATAAGCTTTCGCCAAATACCTGATCTGTAGTAAATGTATGGGCTCCGGCACTTCCTAAACTTGCAAATCTAGTAATAGCAATTCCTGCCAATGCATTTGCTTTGGTAGTTGCTAATTGGAAACTGTCTAAACCGGTTCTAATTACATAATATGCAGTATTATTGATTAGACTATTATAAGTGTTGTTACCTGTTGGAGGAACTGTACCTTCACCAATAGCGTTGGCTAATGCTCCTTTTGAGTAGGTTACTTTGGTACCAGTATTAAATCCATGATTTGTAATTTGGAATTCACCGGTTTCCATTTGTAGATAATCTGCAGGTTCAAAGTAGAATATTCTATTTGAAACTGTAGTACCTATCGGTAAAGCAATAGTATTATTTCCAACGCTGGTAGCAGTATAACCGCCATCTAAAGTTCCAGTAGACGATACATCTTCAAAAGTATGGTCAATAGCACTGCTGGCTAAACCTTGGATAGGAACAGCATTATAGAAATGTATAAATGTCCAGTTAGTACCTGCAGTTGTAATATCAATTGGGAATCCTGCATAAGCCAATGCCGGTGTCAATGCTAATCCAAATGTATTCGCATTAAAGATAATTGCAAAATAAACTACACCGTTACCTGCGCTAACACCTGTAGCAACACCGCCTGTGGTTGCAGCAACAGTTACAGTTTCACCTGCTTTTAAGTTATGAGTAGTAACAGTCCACCAATCGTTGGTAGCATCACCGGCACCGGCTGTAAGTTGTCTACTACGTCCAGCTTCTGTTTCAAATAGTTGGAAACTTCCGTATAGTTTTTCAACTAATGCTCCTTCTACAATAGCAGCAGCAGTTGTTGCTCGTTGTGCTCTGGTAACTGTTAGTGTAGTACCTGAAATGTTAGTAATTAAAATAAACTCGGTACCTACTTTAATAGTGTCACCTATTGCTAATCCAGTGTTGGTAGTAATTGTCAAACTAGTTGCAACAGCAGTTGCAGCACTTAATGTTCCAGATATATTCCATAGAATAGTATTATTAACATTTCTAACAATATATTGTGTGTTGTTAACAAGACCAGGGTATCCAGACAGGCCGCTACCTAAATCAAGTCCGCCGTTATTTTTATAACGAATAACAGCACCATCAACAAACACCTGATCTTGAATAGGTACTACAAATCTGTTGGCGTAAATGTTTTGAACAAATGGTGCAGTAAATGCCATTGGTGTACAAGCATTAGTTGTTTGAACAATTCCGCTTAACTGTACTGTTGGGTTACCTGTTGGTAACGCAGCCGATAACAGATGAACCTTAAAGATATCATTGGTGATTGGAACCATGTAGTACTGACTACCGCTGGTCAATCCAGGAATAACCTGTGTAGGCTGTGTTAGATATGTACGAATTCTTGGCCAGTTAGCACCAGTTGCATCAGTTACTGTGTCAAATAGTGGACCAGGATAATCTGGGCCAGTAGGATATACACCCTGTGATGCAATTCCTGTAACTAAATCAGTGGATCCTGAAAGATTTCCAACACGTTGATTTGTCTGTACTCCGCCGTGATTTGCTAGGAAGAAGCTGTTGCTAAATGGATTTTCATCAATTGCGCAGCAGAAAAATCTTCCGCCACCCGTAACACCTGTGCCACCGACACCAGAGGTAATTGTACCGCCACTAAAGTCAACTGGTGAGCCTGTAGGAGTTAAGCTAATAGAAAATTCTACAACACCGTCACCAGTCCATACATTTCTTACATAGTAATATTGAAAAGCACCAAAAGTATTGGCACTGGTAGTCACACCAGTTGGCGCAGATGAACCAGTACCTAATTTTAGAATAATTTTTTGTCCTTCGTAGATATTTGCTGGCACAGTTTGATATTGAGAGATAACACGATCACGTGCTGCTCCGCTTCCACCTGTTGCTGTTGCAGTAAATGTGTTTACAGTAAATCCTGGCTGAATACACATAAAACCGCCTGCAATTGTGGTCAATGCACTAAAGTCAAGTTTACTACCAGAAGTTGCACTGGCGTAAGGTCCTGTTGCTACTGAAACGTTTTCACCCCAAAATAGTTCAAATGAGTCAGCGTCTACTCTATTGACAAAATAGATTGCATCACCTGTAGGAACGTTAGTTCCACCACTATTGGCTTGCCCATAGTTTTGAAAAATTACTGGCTCACCAGTTTCTAAACCGTGATTTTTAATGTAGATTGCATCGCTATTGGCAGTAATACCGCAGTGTTGCAGAGTAAACCATTTACCAGTTTTAGATCTCCAATCGTCAATAGACGCACGATGTCTATTCCAAAGCGGATCTTCATGTAGTTGTGCTCTAATACCGAATCCTGTTACAGCATCATATCTGTTAAAACTGGTTGTACCATTGCCACCAGAATTTAATACAGTGTAAACTTGACTGGCAGTTGCATTGATATCAACACCAGCTGCATTGGTTGGTCCCTGCATTCTAAAAGTAGTGCCATTTCTATCAAAACTGGTAGAGATAACTCTAAATACACCGTTTAATGCTGCAACATCTGCCCCGCTAACTGTAATTTGCTGTTTAGGAAAAATATTAAGTCCTTGACATGTATTTCCAGCTGTTAATGTAACAATATAAACTGAAGTTGCATTAACTGATTCAATAGAAGCAATATTAGGAATTACATCAGTACCGCGTCTAAACAATGCAAATGTATGAGTACCTGATCCAATACCGTTAAAAACTAATTGACTTGTATCGGCATATGCATCTTTTGGGTTCATGTATAACTTGAAAGTATCTGGTCCTGTTACATTAACAAACATAAATTTGCCCAATGTAGCACTTACCGCAGTACCGTATTGTGGTATTTGACCACCAGCATAGTTGAACCATGTAGATGCATTAGCATTGACCTGAGGCAACACTCCAGCTGGGCTAACACCAACATAAGCCACCATGTCTCCAGTTACTAGACCGTGTTTAGCCATAGTAATTACGCCTGTTGAAATGTTAATATCAAGCTGAGTAATATTTCTTCTGATTGAACCGGTGTGGAATGGCTCAGTTGGATTAAAATAGCCAGTTCCGTAACTGGTTGCTGTATATGATACCGCACTACCGTTGGTATTTGATTGACTGATTGTATACGTACCAGTACCGCCTACTCCAGTACCGAATGCAGTAATGATACAGCCCGGAGTAAATGTTCCACCAGTAATAACAGATCCAATAGTTAACACTCCACTGGTCAATACTGTAACGGTCAGTGTTGTTGTACTAGTAGTGGCTGTAAACACAGCGTTTGTTCCTGCTAAAGTTATACGATCGTCAACTTCGCCTGTTCCTGTAGTTAAAGAAACTGGATTAAAATCTAATTTTAAATTAGCAAGACTGTTTACCAAATAGAATGTACTGTTTGCTGGAAAGCCATGTCTTTGTTCAGTGTAGGCTGTTAAGGTACTAGGATTAGAACCGTTAGTAACTAACATACCTGTGGTGTTTGCAACAGAATTATCTAAATCTACTTGCGATCCTACATAGAATCTACCCAATGTAATTGTTACATATGGAGTAAAAATACTAGCCGGAACGGCAACATTACCTGGTTGAACAGCACGAGCTTCGTAAGTGAATGTTAAATCTGTAGTTCTTTTAACTACAAATGTACCTTCAGCAGACGGAGAACCTACTCCTCTTACATCAATAGGAATACCAGTAACAATACCGTGTGCAACACTGGTTGTTACTGTTACAATTCTTGTACCACTGGTTGTGATGCCAACAATGTTTGTTAACGGAGTATCACCTAAAATGCTATGGAACGCTGGAACTTCATTCATGCGCTCTACGGTTTCCCACTTGGTAGATTGCAAACCGTATTCAAAGTCCGTATCAATAAGTGTGTTTGGTTGTGAAACACGCATCTTAGATACAGGATCTGTAAATGTCGGGCTTGGTTCTATTTCGTTGAAATCTTGTTCAATGAAAATCTGTAGATTATCACCAGCAAGCATTGCTGCACAATCGTATTGTAAAACAAACGTAGTTGTATCGTTTGCAGTACTATAAGTTGCACTGATAATTTTCTTTGTAGTATCAGCAAAGTTAAACAAAATAATGTTTTTTGTAACGTTTGTGATTAACAACACCCTTTTAGGTGAAACGTTACCATCGACCGTGATAGAATCTGATCCCGGTGTAAATGTATAATTGAAAACTAGTGTCTTAGCCATTTATTTCTATCCTTTTTAATATTTATCCGCCTAACGCAATGGCGTAAGCGATCGAGTTAACGTTTGTTTGCGTATTGTTTGTATCAACATACGATTTAACTGCTGCCTCTGTTGGAACTGCTGAATTTGAATTTCCGCTTAGTGTGGTGTCTGATGAAAATTCGTTAACCAATTCACCTAACTGAGCTCCAATACTACCTAATCTTAAACTGGTCAAACCGCTTAGATCGAATGCACTTGCATTTAACGTTGCTTTACCAGTTGCTTGATCGACTTTAAAGTATTCACCAACTCTGAAATTACCATCTTGGTCTGTTGTAACATAATAAACACGACCCGGATATGTTTCAATAACTTCATTTACTTGTGATGCTGCTTGTGAAGGAACACCTGGGTAATTAGTAGTACTAATGCCACCGGTACCAACACTTAAAAAGTCGTGACCTGTTAGTCTGACTGTACTAAATCTGTATCTTAGAGTAACTGCGGTAGTATCTGCGCTTGCTGTTAATTTTTCTGTTGTTAAAATTACCAACGCATAACCTGCAGGTTTATAACCACTACCACCTGCTGAATAATCAGCAACCGTTTGAATAATATATGGTTGAGAATCGCCGGCAATTGTAATACTGCCACCTGGTCTAGGTTCAGAACTAAATCCAGATAATGCTAATACAAATCCTTTCTGTCCTGTTACACCGCCGGTGGCAATAACTGCGCTTACTCCAGAACCATTTGAAACAGTTTCGCCTGCTTGGAATGTATTAGATACTGCTTTATAATAAATTCTGCTAACACCCTCTTGCGAACTCAATACCGTTCCAGTGGCTCCTGATACACTACCAGTAATTGTCTGCCCTGGACTAAACGAACCGCCAACGATACTTTGATATGTAATTAGTCCGCCATGCAATACACCAGTCACCGGAGTTTCAAATGTATCAAATCCTTCTGATGCTGATCCATAAGTTCCGTAACTATTATTACCGTTTAATGCACGAATTTGACCACCGTCTGATGAAGCATATCCAAACACACAATAATAAGTGAACACAGAAACTAGTTCTGCTTTAGCTGCATGTCTGGTCCAGACTCCAACACCCCCATCGTTGATACATGTAAAGTTACTTAGGACCATTGATTTATTGCCGGTATTATGAACTCCGCCGTCAATTAACGCACCAATGCCTGCGGTAGAAAATGTAGTAACATCCTGAATATATGGACTCTTAGTAGTTACAGGACTGTCAGGATTTAGTGCAAAGAATACACCGCCTCTAGTCGCTGCTTCAATACTAGTTGGTGTTCCGCCACTTATTGCAAACCCGTTCATGCCTGTACAATTTAGATCTTTTACCATCGAAGCATTACTCATTAAGAACATAGTTGTTCTACTGTTCAATGTTGATCCGTCTGTACTAGTTCCTGCGGCTGCTGTTACAGTAGTAGTTCTTACACCGTCGCCAACGATTGAAACGCTAGCCGGTACTACAATAGGTAGTTGTTCTGTATAAGTTCCGCTCTTAACATAAATTGTTGCGGGTCCAGTGACTTGTGTGCAGGCATATCTAATAGATGCAAATGCACGATTCAGTGTTCTGCCGTTATTACTATTACTACCTTCGGGAGTGACATAATAGACATTTGCTGTTTGATTATTATTTTCGTATCCAGGAATTCCAGCTGCACTGGCTACCAAAATTTGACCATTAGTACCAATTGGTAATCTTGCTACTGAGCCAGCCGAGTTTCTAAAATAAGTATCGCCCGTGGTTGTTAAAACAGGACCTAAGTCACCTGTTTGAGCAACTAGCTGCCACGAACCGGGCGACGAAACTGGATCGTTTCCAATATTATCACTAACAATAGAAATATACGAACTCTGTAAGTATGAAACAACATCATCTAAATCATATTCAGTGCCGGCACTCCAAGTGCCCATCCATTTCATACCAGAACTTAATAGTTCCCAGTATGTAGCATTTGGTGGTTCAATATTGGTTGCGTTATCTGATGTGTGCGCTAGGATACAAAGATAAACACGACCACCGTATCTAACAGCTTCGCCTGGTTTGTAAGCTGTAGCGTTTGCGTAATTTCCCACAAACGATAAACCGTCGACAAATTTTGTCCAATATGTGGCATTTGTCGGAACTTGGTTTGTTGCTGTTAAAATATTAACATATACATGTCCGCCGTATTTTACTAAATCTCCTGGAACATACGGATGTGCTGGAGCTCCTGTCCATATTCCTCTAAACTGGAATCCTTTGGCAAATAAATCCCATTTGGTATTATCTGATGGTTCTTGATTAATTGCTACATCAACTTTGGCTGCATAGATACTACCACCATAATCAACTAATTCACCTGGTTTATAAGTACCGGCAGTACTGTAAGTACCAACGTAAGTATAACCTTTAACTAGTACATCCCAATAGGTTGCATTAGTTGGAAGATTTCCTGTAGTGGTTTGTTTTGCAATATATTGGTATCCGCCGTATTGAACAACTTCCCCAATATTATAAGTTGTTCCGCCGGCATAAGTGCCGCTAAATTTAGAGCCAGTATTAAGCGTATCCCAGAAAGTTGCATTACTTGGAGCATTGCCTGTGGTATCTTGTTTGGCAACGAACGTATGTGCTCCAAAACTAACAATATCACCTTTTCTATATGCAGTCCCTCCTGCGTAAGCACCTCTAAATTGAACACCGGTTGTGATTGCAGTCCAGTATACTGGATCAGTTGGCAAATTCCCTAATGTGGTCTGTACTGCTACATATGAGTTTGAACCGTATGTTACAACGTCACCTGGTTGATATGAAGTGCCTCCAGCATATGCTCCTTCAAATTGTAGACCAGACGCAAATAATGTGAACTTAGCTACATCAAATGTTGATGTACTAGTGTGATGTAAATTACAGATGTATAACTGTCCGCCATAACTAACAACATCGTTAACTTTATATCTTACAGCAGAAGACCATGCACCGCCAAATGCAATACCGTCTACTAAAACTTCCCAGTTGGCAGAGTTTTGTTCTAGTCCCAGTGCAGCGGTAGCAGCAGAAGTGTGACCAGTAATACAAATATAAGCGCGGCCTCCGTACTTGACTACGTCGGCAACTTTATAATATGTACTGGTCGCCCACGCTTGTGCCCACTGAATACCGTCATTCATTAACTGCCATCTAGTGGATAAATCGCTATAAAAGCCCCCTGCTACGGTTGCAGATGATGTGTGACTTGATACGCACACATAAGCCTTGCCACCATATCTTACAATATCGTCTTTAACATATGCAGTAGATGTTGTCCATGTATTCTTCCATACAAAACGCAATCTACCTAATTTAAACTCTGCCATGGTTAATCCTCGTTAATTTTATATTTATTGTCCAACATCTACTAAACTATAATCGTATTTTTTATTGATACGTGCTACTAGTTCACCATTCTCATTGATATAATAATAAATGTTACGCTCGTCCCACTTATATTGATCAAAATATAAATTTGGGTATGGTTTTGTTTTATCTTCTAATGTACCATCAAAAAAATCAACACCAAATTCAAAATCATTAAAATTTTCGTCAAACGGTCCGGCAACATTAATAGGAACTATATCGTCTCCCAAGACCTGGTCAACTTTACTTAAAAAAATGTTACCTTCTGCATCGCGACGAAGTCCGTAAAAATATCTAATATTACCTTCACCAAGCATTGAGCCTAGATCTGGTGCGCCAACGTAATATGTTTGACTCATTTTTATAATTCCTTATGTAATTTCTACGTAACTTACAACAACGTCAACAGAATCTGGTTTTGTACTGACAACTTTCATTTCGTTATCGCTCATTAAAATTAATTTTTCTCCACCATTGATTGCTCTTAACGTTTGAAACGGTGGAATAATTGTTTCTTTAATAAAGTATGCTGTAGTACTAGATGTATCTGTCATTAACACACTAACCTGAACTGCTTCCTCTAACAAATTGGTCATACTAAATCCAATAATTGTAACTCTAGCAGAAGCTCCCGTTTGAATAACTTGTGTTGGTGTTGTTCCGATTTCTGGTATAACTGTATTTTTAAATGCTGTTGCCATTTTTTATCCTAGTTGTATAACTTTCTCAATTGCAACGTCAATTGCTGTTTGTTCAGTAATAGCACCCTGAGCGCCGGATGGATTTTGCCATTGTAAACCGTTCCAAACTTCAACAACTTGAGTATCGGTGTTAAAACGAGTCATACCAACTACTGCATATGCTGTTGGCCTTTCTAAGTTAGTACCAACTGGTAATACAAATCCGTTGGTGCCTTGAAATTTAAAATATCCATTTCCTGTTGGCTGTAATAAACTTACTGCATCATTTACAGTGTTTGTAATAGTATTGTTATTAAATGCAAAATTTGCTAATCTAACTGCGCCAGTACCGTTGGCCTCAATAGTGAAATTTTCATTAGTTACAGTTGTTGTAATTAAATTACCTTGAATACTAATATTACCGACAGTTAACGAATTTTTAATGTCAAATCTAGTTGTATTCATATCCGCAACTAACGAACCATTTGCATAAAATCTAATAGTATTGTCATTTGCACCCGGTGTTAGTTCTGCTGTAATTTTAGTATTACCGTCGGCATCTTCTACGCCCGATAATCCATACCATGCTGATCCGTCATACCCTTCATATTTGCTAGTTTCCGTATTATATCTAATCATGCCCGGACTAGCGGGGAATGGTCTTTGAGCAATTGTTCCTTTTGGTAATGTAATTGCTTGAGTTGTATCAAATCTAACTACCCCAGATCCGTTAGGACGTATTAGTAAATCTTCGTTGTTGTCCCATGTAGAAATTACATTTTCATTAATATCTATTTTTTCTAATCTTATAGCACCGGTACCGTTGGCTTTAAGTTCTAAATTAGCGTTTGAAGTAATTGTTCTAATAACATTATCGAATATTTCAATATCAGATAGTAATATATTATTAGCATTAAGATTTTTCCATCTTAATTGCGGAGTTCCTAGCGTATAAGTATCCGTAGTTTCTGGTCTTAAATTGCTGGTAATACCTGCAACGATAGAAATGGTATCTGTTGCTTCATCACCAATTGTAATATTACCACCAATATTAATATTACCGTCTGCTGTAATATTTCCTGTTGTATATAAATTACCATATACATTAGCATCAGAAAATACTTCAACTTTACCAGTACCATTTGGTCTAAACTGTAAATTTGAATTTGAAACAGCAGTTGAAATTTGATTATTTTGAATTACTAGATCATCAACTTGAATCTTAGATTGATAAACAGTAAAGTCATTGTTAGCAGGTAACAACGATAAAGTGTTTGTAGTTGAACTTAAATTGTTGCCATTGAAAATTAGATTAGCTATTCTTGATTCGTTAACAACTTCTAAATCTATGGTACGTGTAGTACCTGCAACATCTAAATCGTATTGAGGATTATTCGTGTTGATGCCCACTCTTGGAGTTGCATTAGTGGGTGATGCCACTTTTAAGAATAATAGATCGGTCTCAAAAGCCAGATCTACTCCGTTACGAAGCAAATTTGCCTTTAAGAGCGGACCGGAAATACGACCAACAGCCATTAGCTCTCCTCAATACCCCGTGTTTCACGGTTAACCACCTTACATTGCGGGTTTACCACAGTTTGATTACACAAGCATTTGGTCTACGCTTGTACTAGTTTATTTATTCAAAATTGGATTTAACCAAAGATGATGGTGTAAAGATCAATGATTTCTTCAAGTTGAGTTTGAGTAACAGTCGAACTTGGTCCAATTATAAGAGCATACTCGGTTCCGTTGAATACTTCTAAATTACCGGTGTCGGTATTTAAACGGAAGTCGCCAGTTTGAGTACCCGGTGGGGCTGTTGTAATAGTTGGACCGTTGGGAATAGCTAGCGCATTGGTTCCAGCAATTTTAAAATACCCTCGGCCTACAGTATTTAAAAGTATGTTTTGATTGGTGCTGAAAATTGTGTCGCCGCTAAATTTAAATTGTTCAACACTTAAATCTCCAGTACCTTGCGCTTCGATCCTAATATCACCGTTAAGTACTGATGTACTGATTTTACTAACTGTTGATTCAATCGACAGTGTGTCATTTACAGAAATTTTGGTTGCATTGATTTTTGTTTGATCGATTGTGGTTTTTATTGCTCCACTAATTTGAAATTTAATAACATTACTGTTAACAGATTTTATGTCATCAATGTAGACTCGTGTGTTTCCGTCAAGATCAGAAACTTGAGTAAATCCCACAACTGTTCCACCAAACCCTTCAAAATTATTTTTTGTAGAATTAAATCTAAACTCTCCGTCATTCAGTGATGATCGATCTCCAGTAGTGCCTACAGGTACTAATATTGCGTTAGTTTTATCAAATACAACAGTTGGATTAAAAACTACAGTTGTTCCAACATTATTCGAAATTACATTATTGGTGAATCGTATTTGTTCTGCTAAAACGCCGCCGGTCGCACTACCAGATAATTCTAAGTTAGAATTAGAGATAGTAGTTTTAATAGTGTTGGCTTCAATTCTAATATTTTCTAAATCTATATAATCTGAAAGATATGCTGTTCGCCATCTAAAATTTGGAATTCCTAAAGAATAAGTTCCTGTAGTAGATGGATTTAAGTTTTGTGAAAATACCGGATTAATTGCTACAGTATCATTAGGATCCGCACCAATAGCAATTTGGCCGCCTATAGATACATCTCCGTCAACTAATATATTACCAGATAGATATAGATTTCCGTTAATATCCAGTTGCTGATAAAAATTAACATCGCCAGTTCCGGATGGATCTAGATTAATATTAACGTTACTATTTTTTGAGCCAATGACATTACCATCAAAATATAGATCATCTGTTTCATTTCGATCTATAAGGATAACACCATTTTGTCCCCCGGCCGCTTGCAGATATAACGGTCCGTTGATTGTTTTTAATTGATCATTTTCAACAATAATGCCTTCTAATGTGGCACGAGGAGCAATTAATTCAACTGTACGAGTTTTACCATCTATTTGTAGAGTTCTACTGAAAGCATCGGTATTGATACCAATGCCTCCCGCACCGCTATTAAGACCTACGTCAAGATATAATAAGTCTGTATCAAAGGCGAGATCAACATCCTGTCTAAGCAGGTTGTCTGCAAGCATGGGGCCGGAAATTCTACCAATATCTGACATGACTTCTTCCTTTTAACTATTTATTGGAAGAGCAGATAGATTTTACTGATCAAAACCGTAGTAGATTGTGATTTCTTTACCTAAGGGAACTGCGGATAAAAAATTAAGATACGTGCCGGATGGGTATCCTACTGGATTTGTTACTATGGTAAAGTTTGATGTAGAAATTTGAATAACGTTTTCAACCAAAACAATTATGTTATCTGCACTGGCAGGTACAAAAGT